TTGAAACAGTCAATTGCGATTTCTAATAATTGATCTGCGTATTGTTGTTCAAAAGTCGTTAATGACTCTGATTGATCGTGAACAATTGATAATAATTGATCTGCTACTAACGATAAATTTAACATGTGCATGAATCCTTTAATTAATGAGGAAAATTCCTCGCATTCAAATATAAAGATATATAAGAATGTTTGAGTGTCGATGTGTTTCGACGTTTTAAATAGTCTCATGAATCGAAAGAAAAGTCAAGCGATATTTAAAAACCGATATAAAACAAAGACATACAACAAAGGAATCTGGCTGAATGTTCAGCGAAAAGCCCGTGATAGGACACCAAAGATTCTTCTGGACATCTTAAATACCCGCCAAACCCTCACTTTGCGTACACTTTAGGGTCTTTGAGTGTGGAAAAAAGACTCCTTAAGGACTTTAAAAGTCCTAGCGCGACCCCCAAGGGGGACTTTGTGCGTCGTTATAGCGTATATACCACCTCAGATTTTTCTGTGAAAATGAGAGGGGGGGTATAAGTACGGGTAATAAGAGTTTTCCGTAACAAAAACACGACACTTTTAGAGGGGGATGATGTAGTCCACCCCCAAGACTCCCTAAGAAGCCCTCACAGGCACGTTAAGACAAAGGTAGCGAATGGTATAACGAAGTCTTAAAGTACCCTAGAGGACTGGGGGATCACCTCCTAGACGGGTGTAGGTGGGGAACTGGGTGGTGGAAGCTGACAGGCTCCTAAGAAACCTTAAGAATCCTACAGGCTCCTAAGATACCTATATACTATAGTATATCAAAGGGGGCGGGGGGGTCTCTATCTCTGTATGGGGACTTTAGAAACCACCACCTAATATCAACAACTTACAACCCGTAAGGGTTGGTGTCCATTTGCTAGTTAGTAGACAGATTAGAGCTGAACAAGTTGCTATGAGTCTCCTCATTTACCTGTAGTTCTTCTATCTTCAACACCCAAGACTGTGGTATAGCTATGTAAGCACCACCTTCTTGTAGCTCTTCCTCAACGATACGAGAGCGCATGATAATCACCTTCTCTGCATCACTGAGGACTAGCCAGCCCACTTCTTGGCATACAGCACACTCAGCATCTAAGATGACCTCAATGTCCGTCCAAGTCCCGTCAGAGTCTTGAGCGTCCCTCCAAGTTAGCCTTACCATTGGTATGTCTTTCATGTTCATGCTTTAGCCTCTTTTATGTCCATGTATTAGCCCTCGGTTGGGCGCTGCTTACGTTATAACCACCTACAAACTTGTTAAGCTCGTCCATTAGCAACTCTTGTTTACGGTCGCTCATCTCTCTGTCTACGTCTGACGCCATCTGTTCTACCCAGTAAGCCACACCCATAGCTAGAGCATCTAGTCTATCGTCGTGTGCCAAAGCTCCCCGTTGTTTAGTAATACGGGTCATCTGGTAAGTAAGCATGTACCTCTGTGCCTTCTCTGGCGGATGATGTTGGACACTATCGAAGTCTTGTTGAATGACTTTTGGATCAAAGATTAACCTGTGCTGGTTCATAACTGGCTCAAGTGTGTCTATAATACGCAGCTCTTTCTGCTTGCTGTGTCTAACTTCTTCAATGGAAACGGGGTATATCTTCTTAACGAATGGTTTAATCAGCTCAGTAAACATACCGTCACCAAAGTTACTCTCGATTAACATAGCGTTAACCTTATGTTCTTTGGCTATCTTACACAGCTTAACTAAGGTGTCATCACTGTAACCTCCAGCAACACCGCTGCAAGCTGAGACGTATAAGAAACCATTAAGCATCTTAACGACAGCATAGGCAGTTTCATCCTGACCACGGCCAGATGGATCTATTACCATGACGGAACCGTTAAAGTCCACGTAGGCTCCCACAGAGACCTCAGGAGCGAAGAACTTGTCTCCACTAAGGCCAACATTAGGCAAGTCCTTAAGGGGCTTCATAACGCCATACACGAGCTTCTCAGGGGCTTGATCCCTGTCAACAGACATAACCATTAGGTCAGACAGTTTGAGAGGGTATCTATCCGTATCAGCCATGCTTGTATCGAGCATAAACTGTAAGGCAAACCCTGAGCGTCCGTAGGACAACTCACGCTCTAAAAGGTCAGTATCATCAAATCGCTTAGGATCCACTGGTTGGCCCTCTAAGGCCTCATCGTTCTTACCCATCGCATTGTATAGCATAGGTGCTAAACGTGAGCCATACGCCTTCTCAGCCTTCTCTACGCTAGGGTAACGTGCAGGCCAGACTCTCATCTGGTAGCCACGCTCTGTTAACGTGTTGTAAAGACTCATTTCACACTGTGGTGTACCTAAATACAGTATCTTACCTTCAGGTTTCAGTACCGCATCAAACTCTTTAACAGCTTCACTTAACTTCTCTCTCATCATCTGAGTCATAGAGTTGTTAGGTACTTCGATGTCATCAGCAATTATGATGTCGGCACGGCTGCCTGTAAGCTGACCAGTGATACCCACGGACTTAACCGAAGGGCTACCACTAGCCAGCGCAGGTCTTACGTCAAACGCTATCTTACTCCACCTCTGCTCACTTGTAGCTATGAGGTGTTGGCACATGGGTAGTTCTAGTATTAGACGCTGTGTGAATGTAGAGAAATCATCAGCTCGTTGCTTAGAGGCTGACACAACCATAAACTTCTTCTGGGGGTCGAGAAGTAACTGGTGGACGACAAAAGCTGCCGTAATGTAGGACTTACCTACACCACGGAATGCTTCTATAATGGATCGTCTAGGACAGTTTTGGATGAACTCTGCCATATCGTACTGGACTGGAGTGGGGTCAGGGAGTGCTAAATGCTTCCAAACTATGTATAAGAAGTTTCGGAAGTCCTTAAGCTTTTCTATATCTTTTTCGTTTCCCATTATCGCTCCTGTTTGCTTTAACTGAAGCTATACTTAAGTTGCTTCGTGAGTTGTTAAGCGGGTTGTGGTCTTTATGATCTATATCTTTGCCTGCAATAGCGGCAGCACCTACTGACTTCTTAACCTTACGTCTAGCTTTGTTCCTGCTAGAGCGTTCAGCTCTTTGCCCTGCACTTGCATGGTCACGGGCATACTCACGCTTGTAGTCTCTTTCTCTCATTACCATTTCACCTTATCTGCCCAGTAAGCTGCTGAAGACTTACCCTTAGCTATGTTTTTACCATGTCGAGCCTTAAATGACGCACGTTTGGCTTTCATCTTAGCTGACTCACCTGCTTTAGGTTTACCTGCTGTGCTAGCGCCAGCTTGACCAAAGCGTATTAGTTTCTGTTTACCATCTACTATAGTCAACACTTTATGTGACTTGCCACCTTGGGAGTCTCGGACAGGTTGGTTAATGGTTAAACCTTTATATTGATTCATTGTTATGCCCTGTATTTAGTGGCGGGCCTCCTCGAAAGGAAGCTCCGCAAGTAAACTAGCCATAGGGGACTCAGCCGTAACAACGTCAGTGCTTGCACCATTATCCTTAAGAAACTTAACAGCTACAGACAACTCAGAGGCCGTAGCCTCACCTGAGCTTACTCTGCTTAGTAACTCTCTAGTTACACTAGCGTGTAACGCTTCTAGTTGATCAGACATTACTTCTCCTTCTTTTTATACTTCTTAGCTAGGCGGGCGTTATCTTTTTTAACTGCATAGCCTGTAGCAGCGGCAGAAGTAGCGGCTGCACCACCAAGTATTGCTTTATCTGTCTTTGTAGGTTTAACTTTAGCTTTAGGTTTTACTTTATAATCCTGCTTAAGACGATCTTTGGCATTAGCTTTCTTAATCTTAGCTGCTCTTGCTTTTTGAGCTTTAGTTAGTTTCTTTCTTGCTTTGTTGGCTTTATAACCAGCTCTTGCTGCTTGTACAGCCTTAATTCCTAAACTTAACATTCTAATAGCTCCAAATTACTGGGGTTGTTTCTCTTACGTCCACATGGACAAATGTTTTAGCGATGCCTATACCTGTAAACCCAAGCTCTAAAGCTTTTTGTACAATAGTGTAGCGGTCAACGCCATGATGTATACGAATATCAGCAGCAATTCCTAGAGTGTGTTGCCCGCCTTTTTTCTTACTTGCTTCAACACTGTGTGAGGGGTCACGGTAACCAGACGTAACGACAAAAGGAAACCCGCAAGCTTCCCTAAGTTCGTCTAGTTTGTGTATAAACCCTTCACTCATGTTGTTTTTACCTGTCTCTTGACAAGCAAAGTCTTCATATTTGAAGTATTTAAAGTTCATTTTCCTAATCCTTTAACCCGTTCCATAGTCCTGAGACCACCTAGACCAAGCATACCCATTAGTACGGGAAGCATAGTGCTAGTGTCAGCTTGTGGAACATCAACACCAAAGGGTGCTGCAAGTGGACTAATTAGAAAGTTAACAGTAAAGCCCGCAACACATACCCAAGCTGTTGCAGGACGCCACGAAGATTGAAACCAGCTACCTTTGGCATCTAGTTTGTTCACTTCTATCTGAGCCTGAGCAATCTCATGTACGTGCTTCTCAGACATTGTGGCTATTTCGTGTGCTATCTTTTGCTTTGTATCAGCGTCTGGGATAAACTTATCTAGTAAGCTTGTCACAGGTGCTATTAGTTTATCTAACATTAACCACCTACCAGTTTAATAAATTCGCCTAAGCCCATCTCTTGCGCCCAGTAGACACAAGCACCACCTACAGCTAACCACTTTATCTGTAGTAAGGTGCGGTTAATACTGTCCAGCATACTTCTAAGCTCTTCAGCATTAGCTGTTAGGGTTCTTAGCTGTTCCTCGTGTAAGTCAATACGCCATTCTAAACGATCGACCTGTGATTTTAAATCATCCATTTGTTACCCAACTACAATAAGTTTAATGTTATAAAGCTGTGGGTTATATCCCCATCAGCAAACGTAGAATTATCATGAGTTACAAGACTGTATAAATCAGCCCTATTTAATCCATTTAATAGTGCCATTTGATCCTCAGTATCAGGCTTAGCCCAAGCTATGATCTTAGTAACCCCTACACTTTTTAAGTAAGTATGTAAAGGCTCCGCAAAGTCTGCTAAAGGGACTAAACTAAAGTTTATTGAAGTATGTACTGTAGAGTCGTCAATAATACCCTCTAACAAACCCACAACTTCTCCATCATCTATTATAGACAATACTTTTTCTACACCGTGGCCATGATCTTCTATAAGCTTCCATTTAATAGCGGCAAGGACTTGTGTGTTATCCTCCATGCCCATATTAGAGGTGTACTCGTCAAAATACTCTTGGTTAGGTATGTAGATAGACTCAATTAGACTCTCAGTTACATCATTGTTTTCTACTAAAGTTATCATACAAACTCCCATGTTAAAGTCTTGGCGTTGTTAGTAGAATTAATTACAACAGCAGAGTTAGTACCATAACCCCTTATATAAGTAGCACCTCTAGAGTAATATGGATTACTTGAATTGGTATATCTACTAAAAGAAGACATATCTAGTTCAACACTATTACCTTGGCCATCATCTATTTTTAAGGAAGTTAGCCAGTCGCTGGTGGGTTGGTTTGAGGCGTTACTACCGTAAGGTATTTCTATACCTAAAGTGCGGTTACCATATTGTGTGTACTCACCTATGTATAAATGATCAAAAGTTTCCCCGCCAATATCTAAGGTAGAAGGACTAGGGTTGCTACCACCAGTCCTGCCCATCGAGCCTCCAAACCTACCTGCTGAATAACCATACCCAGAACCATAAGATACATTTTGTAGTGTACCCATTGTTACTGTTGAGGTGACACCACCGCCACCGTTACCGTTCATTTTTGCTGCTAAAACTCCAGTACTAAACATTATGAAATCCCTGTTCCAAAAGCTATATAGTTATCTGCGGCTGTACATATAATTTCTATAATACCGCCTGTAGCTAATGTTAAGTTTGCACTTCCAGCACTTATAGCAGAACCATCAAGAAATTTAATTGTCTGTGTGCTCGTAGCTCTGTTAATTGTGATTGCACCAGTACCAGCATTAATAATAACCCAAGCCTTACCAATATCGGCAGCTACAGCATCAGCAAGATGTATACTGCCAGCACCTCCAGTGTATATTAACTTCTTACCGTTATATGTTGCAAACTCACTGACTGATATATCTGTGTCAGTAACAGCATTAGCTAGAGTTTGTGACGCAGTTAAACCACCAGTTACAACTAAAGGCGTAGTAAAGGTAGACTCAGTACCGTTAAGTGTTAATACGGTAGTATCTTCTGTCCCTGCTGTAATAGCGGTGAAGTGTAAAGAACCATCTTCTGTAGCATTAGTCTCATCAATAATCTCAGCGTGTATTCCTGCATACTTATGTTTTGCAGGGCTGTAACCATTAGCATTATAAGCCGTAAATTGAATCTCACCTAGATGATCACCGTCATCAGCTTCTGGGCCATCTTCTTGATATAGTTCTAGGATTGGAGTTGGTGTGGCTTGAATTGCACTATCGTTTACAGTTGCTTTAATTAAAACATTTGCATTGACCGATAGTAACTCTGACGTCAAGGACATTGTAGGATCTTCATCACCATCAATATCAGCAAGCACATCTGTGATGTCTGTACCGTTGCTACTACCATCAGCTAGATGAAAGTTTAAAGAACCTTTATGAGCACCATCAGTAACAACATCAGCTTCAACATATATACCACCATAGAATTGTTTTTCATCACTTGCGTTCTGACCAAACCAACGGATAGCTCCAAGCTCATCATTTGCTGTGCTAGCCGCCCCAGTGCGCCATAAAGACATAATAGGCTTTTCTGTAGCATCATCAGTAGTAGATATAATTTCAAATGAGTCACTGACAACAGTAAGAGCACCGTTAACTGTAGTAGCACCAGCGGTGAATGGCTTGTCTGAGTTTATAACTGCTAAAGTACCACCTGCAACATCTGGAAGATATATATCGTAAATACCATTAGCTACTGTAGCACTTGGAGTGGCGTTTAACTTAAATGATTTTTGAGCTGCATCAGGGCTGAAAAATTGCTGATAACCGTTACTGTATGACATTAGAATAGGATTGCCATAACCCATTTGCAGACCGTAAGAGAATAAGCTCATCGCTGGGTCTTCTTGACTACCGCCATGACCTAACGAGAATGCAAGACTACCTTGTTCAGAGCCATCGGCACTAGACTGTACTGAAGCATAAATCCCAGCGTATTGGAATTTCTCTGGTGTGCTAGCGTTATTGTTACCGAAGAATTTGATTGCCCCTAGATCAGCACTACCTGCTCCACCATTTCGGTATAATTCTAAAGATGGGTGTTCAACAGTACTGGATGCTGTTGTGCTGGTAAGTTTTAGTGTATCAGAATTAACAGTAAGCTCGCCATTGATTGTAGTAGCGCCTGTAGTTAAGCCGCTTAACGTACCTAACGATGTAATACCAGTCTGTGCTGCATCTACGTTAAAAGTAGTACCAGCTAAAGTTAAACCAGTGCCACCTGTATAAGTAGTATTGGTGTCTACAGTTGTACCAGTTATTGTACCATCGCTGGCTATAGTTATATTAGTACCTGCCGTTAAAGCTGCTACAACATTAGCTGTATCAGTAACATCAGCACCAGCTTCTATACCTGCTACTTTAGTAACTGTAACACCCTGAGAAGCCTCAAAGCTGCTGTCAAAGTTACCCGCAGATTGATCTAAAGCTTCTTGAGCTATAAAGAAAGCTTGGTTAGAGTCTTCGTTAAGCACGTCAGAAGTTAATAACCCAGAGTCAGAATAAGAAACTAACTTAGTGCTTTGGCTACTGTTACGGTTAACAAGGACTACAGCACCCGCTGGTAACTCTTCGGAGAACGAAAGGCTAGTAGACCCCTCTACTAAAATGTAGTAGAGAGGGTTTGTAGATGTAAAAGAGCCAAAAACTTTCTGTGTAGCTCCTACCTGAACAGCAGGGACGGTTACATTGTTGACACTTACAGTCAAATGACTGGATACGATATAGGTAGGTGTAGTAAACCCTACCGTTTGAGCTGCTCCCAAAGTTACCTTTGTAAATGAATTAGCCATTTATATTTCCTAGTTTAATAATCTATTTTGTGTAGTGTCTGACTTACGTTTGTTACGCTTGTCTATTAAGTTTTGGTCACGTTTTATAACTATTTCTAAGGCCTTAGCTTTAAACGCAGCTTGTGACTTCTTAAGTTCAGTAACCACTGTGCCGTAGTAAGCACTTTTATCTGCACGTCCTAAGCTTCCTGCTCTCTGGAGAATGTTGTAATAAGTATTAGCAGCATTCATTTTACCATATTCAAGCATTACAGCGTCGTGCATACTAACCTTGTATCCCTCATAAGTCGTGTATACTTCTCGTGTATCTTCTTCCATCCAACTAACTCTAGTTTTATGGTTAGAGAAGTTACCATAACCTTTACGCTCAAGTTCTGCCATATGATCCACAACGTACTGCTGCTTCTTAGTGCGTCTACCTTCACGTTGTTCACGACTGCTCGCAACAAAAGGGCTTAAAGCATAGGCGGGGTTATCCACCTCTCTGATCACACCTAAGGGATCATACTTTCTTGGTATAGACACATCATTAGGAGCTATTAGCGACGTAAAACGCTGTTGAGTGGTTTTAATAGACGTTAGCTGATCTTGGCCGTCAGCTATGAACGATTTCTTAATAACACTAGGGAACGGCATAAGGAATTTCTTAAGCACTGTGCCGCCCACTACAGTTTTAGCGTCTGCTCGATCTTCAGCATCACCTGTTAAAGCTGTTACGGCTCTGCTACCAGCACTAAAAGTATCATAAACACCAGTTAGTAGAGCTGAGTCTCTAAATGCTGAGACAGTAGTAGCTAGGGCTATACCAAAACCTTGCATTAAAACTGAATCTACATCCTCATAGCCTTGTACTTGTTTATCCTGTACTTCAATAAAGCTATCCATAGTGTTAGCAATCATTGTTAGGGGAATTCGGAAAGGCTCAAACTTACGGTAATCTACAGAGGTATCACCAAACATTACGTTTAGATCCTGTAGTCCAGACACTTCTTGTCCTGCTGTCTTCTTCCAATCAGCATCAGGGCTTCCTGAAAGCTCGCCCTGCGCCCACTTAGAGACGCCCCAAAGCATTATAGCGTTGGCTAGGTTAGCTTCAGTTCTGGCTCTTGCTTGGCGCATAGCCCCATTGTGGCCTGCTATATCAGCTCTGAAGTTAGGTAGTAAAGCATTAGCTGCTGGAGTAAGTCTCCAAGCTTCGTGCATTACCCATACTGGAGTACGGAAGAACAACTGACCAAACAACTTAAGAATAGGGTGCTCACGGTGAGCTTTTTCAATCCAATCGAACATGCCTTCAGCACCTTCTTTTTGGAACTCTTTCTTATATAGAAGTTGCTCTACATAATCAACAGCATCCTTATCCACTAAGCGTTTAAAACTACCCGCATCACGGCCAAACATAGCTTGTTTAAACTTGTTCGGGCTTGTGCGTATTTGCTTCATTACGTAAGCAATCTTAGCTTCAGAGTAACGTACCTCATAAGCCTCAGGGCTTTCACCTTTAAGCTTACTGATTAACTTAGATGGTGTTAAACTCTCTGCTTTAGCAAACAAAGGCTTGAGCGCCTCCATGCCTACATCAAAGTCGTAACCTTCTTTAATACGTTGCTCTATGTTCTTATCAACAAAGTTCTTAAGTCTCTTACCTTTAAGACCAGCCTCAATACCTTCCTTAAAAAGGTTCTCAGAAGCTTTGGCTGTAAGAAAACCTGCTGCTGCCAGCTCTTGGTTAAAAGCATCGGTAGCACTCAAGGCTCTTGGGAAGAACCTACCTGCTCCTGCCACTCTACCTTTAATCTTAATACCACCATCGAGGAAGCGGTTAGTATCCATTGTTAGGTAGGTAGACTCATCTTTAAAGGCAACCTTTGCCGCTTGGAAAGCAGCTTTAACTTGCCCACCCATCATTGCATAAGTCTTAGCTGTCAACGCCCACTTCTCTAAAGCTAGGGGACTGTTGCCTAAGTTATCAACAATAGGGTAAGTCAATGTTTTAAGTGTAGGCCAGATGGTGTTAACCATAACTGTAGACGGACTAAACACACCAGCAATAGAAGCTTCAACGTATTGCTCTGTAAGCTTCTTAAAGTGTTGCTTAGATTTAGGTAACTGGGTTTCACCAATTAAAGCTCGTACAGGCAGTGCCTCAGCTTCGTGTTGCTTGAGCAAAGACTCTAGTTCTTTAAAGTTACCTTTAGTCATCGCCTCGTTAACCTTAGGAGAGTACTTAGCTTCTAATGAATCTAGCTCAGCTTTGTGTACTTTAATCATAGCTTGTGTTTGTTTATCCAAGCCTTTGGTTTTATCTTTAGACGACACACCATACTTCTGAGCAATCTGTAAGTTTCTACCGTTGTAAGCAAAGATAGAATCATAGATGTTCTTAGTAGATATTTCTTGACCATTAAGTTTATCTAGGTAACTACCTAAGAATTTAGCGTCAGTTTTAGATAGGTCTTTTTGTAAAAGTAGTTCAGTAACTTCTGCCACCTCACCACGTATTAGCATAACCGACTTAGCTGCTGTTTCACTTATAATGGCATTCTGTGCAGGTGTTCTATGTCCTGAGGTAAACTCTTGTATAATTAAGCGTTCAGCGTCAGGGTCAGACTTAAGGCGTGAGAGCATATCATCAGCTCCAGCATCGACTAAATCTTGTTCTTTAATAGATTCTTTAGTACCCGCTTTCTTTCTAATAGCTGCAACTGAAAGACGGTTAAAGCCTACTGAACCTGAGTTAGCCAAACCTTCACCGATCTTAACTACAGCGGCATCTAAATCAAGGTCTAAAAACTCAGACTCCTGCTTACCTTTATTTTCTTTAGCAGGCCGTGCAAGGTCTCTTTTAATCTTAGCTGCTACTTGTTGGTCATGCTCAAGTTGAGCTTTAATAACCTTTTGGTGTGCAGGTAAGATTTCATTAGCATACTTGCGCTGAGTAAGTTTAGAACCTATTTTAGAAAGGCCTAAGTCAATACCAGTACCTAAGACAGCTCCTGCGCCTAAGCCTATAGCCCCTGTAAGAAGGGTTTGGCTAAGGTCGTACTCGTCCTGAGAACCTGCATCGACTCTTACGTTCTGCTGCATGTTGTCAAAAGCTACAGCGGAACCACCACCCCATACAGCGCCTGACGCTGCTGCTCTTTTAGCTGAGGTGTTAATACCTGTTTTAATGGCTAGCTTAGCTGTGTTGTTAGCTATAGAGTTCTTAACAGCAAGTACTACCGCTTCCTTAGTGGCTAAGCGAACACCTGCGGCTGCTACAGACGCTGTACCTAACGTAGCTAAACCTAGCCAGTTAGTAGCATCAGTTAACATTTCCCAACCAGCTTGACCTGCTGTGTGCCAGCTAGAGTTAACTTCATCATACTGATCCATCATGTAGACAAAAGCTTCTTTAGAGCGTTGCTCAGCGTTGTGTATTTGGTAAGTATCTAAAGCTTGCTTACCTAAGTTAAAGTTAAACTCTGCCATCTGTTTGAGGCCGTAGTCAGCCATACGTTGCTCATAGGTGTCACCCTCAAAGCCCGAAAGGTCTTCATAGATTTCAGCTTGGGTTTTTACACCCTTGTTTCTGTCATACATATCACGCGAAGCGTTAACCCACGACACATTCTCATGTAGTGTTGTGTGGTCAATGTCCTGCTGAACCTGCCCAAAAGCTACGTATTCCTCACGGGTACGTGCTTCAGGCAAGGGTTCGGCATATGCAGACTCTTGGATACCTTCGTCTTGTGGAAACCTTTCTGGTTCTGGGTTAGTAAAGCTATTTGCTGCATTACGCATAACTTGTGCTTTTTCGGCATCGCCAGCCGCTTCAAACTCACCAGCTTTTTGTAAATAAAATTCAGCATCTCTAGCCATAGTATTTCCTACTTATTATTAATCAAATGGAGTAAATTGGTTAGTGAAGTTTTGTACACCTTCAGCTATGGTTTCTTGTTCCAGTCGTAATCTTTCTGCCTTTTCTTCGTCGGTTTCTAATATAGCATCAGCTTCATTAATTGCATTTGGATCACGCTTAGGTAACGCCGATGTAATTGTAGACTCGTTATCTGTAGAGGTTAGCATAGCCGCAAAAGTTATTTTATCTTGTTTTATTTTCTTTAACGTCCTTGCGTAAACTTCGTCAGCAATTGTATCAACCTCAGATTCAGTAATGTTATTACCGTTCTCTTTATACTTTTCAGCTATACGAGACTTTATTCTTTTGTTGAAGTTACGCTCTAAGTTCACACCATAAGTATCTTGGTCAAACCCAGAATACTTAGAACCATCTGCGATTCCACCAAGGAATTCGCTTATTACACTCTTCACGCCGTTTCTTGCATCCATTACATCACTGTCCCGCAAGAACTGCCCAACACCTTCAAGCGTTCTTAACTCAGCTATTAATTGCTCTTTCTGAGCATTAGAAATATCTTTAAGGTTATAGATGTGATTTTTCTGACGCTCTGCTGAAACATTGGCTATACCACTGCCCTGCATGTAAGCGTCGGTAAAGTCTTGTTGATGTTTAGTCAAAGCTGTTTTAGACGCTTGAATGTCTAAGTTTGCATCTTGACTTTGCGCTAAATTATAATAACCTTTTCCTTCAAGTGTTAGTTTGTTATACTCTTCGTCATCTAACAATCTACCGTTCAAGCCAGTTACCATTTCCTTTTCACTTAACAGCCTTTCTTGGAACAAACGAGCTTTCTTGGTTTTAACACTCTGCGCCGCTGTGTTAAGATCATTGTACGCAGCATTAACTTTTAAACCAGCTACACCTGAATTAAGCTTATTGGGGAAGCTGTCTAATATAAGACGTTTAGCGTTAACTTGTGCATCAAAATCAGTGCCATCTAGCGACTCATCTAAGGTAGTTGCGTGTAAGATATAAGCGTCCGTAAAGGCTTCCTTTGCTACAGAGCCGTTTAAACCTTTGTTCATGAATCGTGCGTACAAGGTATTACTATTCATGAAGGCATCGAAGCCCTTTATTGGAGCACCGTCCTCATCTTGCAATGTCCCGTTAATTAACGAACCTATTTGTTCTTGCATCAATTCCACAGTAGCTTCATCAGTGATTTTAGCGTTATAGCTTATAGCACTGTTCTGAGCTTGTTGGTAGGATTTATCAAGAGCGTTGTTAAAGGTAGCGTCCCGTGTTATTGAAACACCGTCCTCAGAGTCTATGGCAACTCTATGTTGGTCATAAACACCTTTTAATCTCATAGGGTCTAGCTGAATACTAGGGTCGTCTGCAAGTTGCTGTGCAATTGAAGTATTAACCGTGTCTGCGTTCTGTTTACCCATTTTCCTAGCAAAATCTACTTGTAGAGACTTGGGTGAATTCTTGTATAACTCGGAGTCACTCATCATCCAACTGCTAGGGTCTTTGGAGTTCTTCTTCTCTTCTGCTATTTGAGCAAAAGTTTCATCAACTGCTGCAAACTGTGCAGCCTTCTTCTCTTCATTTCTCTTAGCACTGACCTTAACTCCTAGCCCCACAGCTTGGTTAATAGCGTCTGCTATCTGCTCATTTTTATTAACTGGCATTAACTGTGGGCTAGTTTTAACGAAAGTGTTTACTTTCTGTGCTGCTGCGATCTTGTAAGCGGGGGCTTGAATGCCTGCCTGCTTACCCATAACCTCAGCTACTGATTTCTTTGCCATGTTGTTTTCCTAAATTATGAAAGATACGCATCTGGGTTACCAGCCGCTTTACCGCCAGCAGCGTTGTAAGCGCCAGCTCCTGCAACGCCAGCTTGGAAAAGGTCTCCTCCGCTAAAGCTAGCTACCTTACCTCGACCTTTAGAAACGGATTGAATTCTTGAGTACTGGTTAGCACGTACACCTTGTCTTTGTAGATCGAAGGTAGACTCCCCACGCCCAAGGTTCTGACTGATGCCTGTATTAGCTTCAAGGCCTTGACGTATGTACTGAGAGCCTACAGCGCCTGTATTGTCAATAGCCCCTGACTGTGCGCCAGCCACATTAGCTGTTGCGGTTAACTCCCTAGCACGTAGATCGTTAGCCATCTTTTGTTGTAAAGCAGATTCACCTGCTTGTGCTTGCTCGGCATTAGATTGTTGGTAATCTCTTACCGCAGCTTCGTTAGCTTGTTTTTCATTTGCTTCGCTTAGTTGCGTTTGATACGCACTCTGAGCGTTAGCCGCACTATTAGCTTGTGATGCACTCGCCGCCGAAGCCGCCATAGACAACATAAACATTGTTGTTGGTTCACACATTTTTATTTATCCTCACAAATTGGTAGAAAGGTTGCTCGCCAATTCCGTATTTTTCATCTAATTTAATAAACTCAAACCCTAAAGATTTTAACCATCTTTTAGAGACTGTGTTTTCCTTATGAACGTAGTTAAGTAGGAGTGGGTATTGGACGTTTATTTCCTTTACCCACTTAGCCGCTACGGGCAGCATCACCCTTTTAGTATCAACCAATTTGTCCGTACCTAGTAACCAAGGGGAGGCAAAGATGCCGTTATCAGCAACCCCAAACATCCCCACTACGTCCCCATCGTCATGTACAATTGTAAAGCACTCCTGAGAGGCCTTGAATGAGTGCTCAAGGGCTTCTAAGGGTTCCGCACCGCTACTATAGCCTACCTCTACAACGTCCTGTAGGCGCATGTAGGGAGCCATCTCACGGCAATCGTCAATGGTGCTGGTTCTGTAGTGGTGCATGGTTACATCCTTCTGTTTCTCAATACGACAAAACCTTCCCACTCTGCACTTTGGAAAGTGGAGGGTAGATGGGTGTCGTTAGATATGGTTATTTTGGCATTAGATGCCTGTGATTGAATGTTTACTGTGTGGTTCCCTGTATCTACTACAGCAGCGTAGCCTACAATGTTGGAGACCTGCCCTAGTAAGCGACCTGTAAAGTTAGAAGAGACTGGTATTCTTCCTATAGTTTCGTTAACGACATCAAATGTACCTGTATCATTAAAGTTAAAGGTCATATTCCTTAACTGGAACCTAGCTAGAGTAGTGTTGTCACCCTCCACAGGTCTAAACACTTGCTGTGACACGCCATATTTGAACGTGTAAGGTTGCCCAACATCCAAATAGTTAGCCACACTTACACCGTTTTCACCGTGGTTATTACCTGCACTTGTGCTTGTGTTATACAAATGAGTAATTGCAAGGTTTTTAGCAGCGTCTGAATTACCTGTAGCTACTATTTCACCTCTAAAGTTAATGAAGTTAGTATAAACATCTATATCAGGATAAGCAGCATCCAACTGCGCTATTGAAGTTATAGGTGTGCTTGCGGTATGTGATAACCGTACTTTATGATCTAGTAGTACATCATGCTTCTTACCTGCAAAAGTAACACCTGAAACCAAACCTACGCTAAAGGTGGGTGTTTGACCTATTAAACTTGCAAAGTAATTTACGTTTGCTGTAGTCAAAGGGAAGTCCCATCGCCACACTTCCCACTCAGAAGAAAATAAGTCAGGAGCATCTACAACGTACTCAGAATCAGTAATACTAAAAGTCGTGCCGTTAACTACAAATGTCTGTATAGCACCTATTGAAGGATCAGCAGTAAATATCACCCTACCAAAAGGAAGGCCGTCTCCGATTACACCTCCCTGTACTATTATACCTGCTAACTGTCCATTAACATTGGCAATACCAAGGAAATTTGGTAACAGTTTTGCCACGTTAGGAGTTACAGTAGTGTCGATGAAAGAACCTGCTGGGTATGAACTATAACTCTGATTAACTGGAAAGCTTACATCATTACCAAAAGTTACGTCAGGAGAATCAGTACGTACAGCCATTGTTTCAAAACGGCCATCACCAAATGTAATGTATA